GAATTACAGCATTGGAAGGCAGAGGCGGCTTTGACCCCTCTGGTTTACAAGAACGAATTACTGCGTTGGAAGGAGTAGAAACACCACAAGGTTTTGATCCTACAGGACTGCAAGAACAAATCACTGCTCTTCAAAATAGAGCTATGCCTGAAGCGTTTGATCCAACTGCTTTACGTGAGCGTATGTCAGCATTGGAAGGTAGAGGAGGTTTTGATCCAACTGCTCTACGTGATCGTATGACAGCATTGGAAGGTCGTGGGATGTTTGATCCCAGCGCTATGATGGGGAGAATTGGTGCATTAGAAGGCCGGGGTGGATTTGACCCGACAGGATTGCAAGAACAAATTACAGCGCTTCAGGATAGAGGCATGCCGCAAGGTTTTGACCCCACTGGATTGCAGGAGCAGATCACGGCGTTACAAGGTCGTCCGATGTTTGATCCTAGCGCTATGCGAGAAAGGATTGGCGCATTAGAAGGTCGTGGGATGTTTGATCCGACTGGCCTGCAAGAACAAATTACAGCGCTTCAAGGGCGCGAGATGTTTGATCCTTCTGCTATGCGGGGAAGAATTTCTGCATTGGAAGGTCGGGAGATGCCAGATTTAAGTAATTACATGACTCGCGAAGGAATGGAAACGGCGATTCAAACTGATCCTAGACTGCGTGGGGCCGCAGGTGAACGTGGTCTTCAGGGCTTAAGAGGTGAAACTGGCTTAGCAGGCGCTATGGGTGAGAGAGGCTTGCAAGGTTTAAGAGGAATGCAAGGCTTGCGAGGCATGATGGGAGAGCGTGGTCTAGCAGGTGCTAGAGGTGAACGTGGTCTTCAAGGAATCATGGGCCAAAGAGGTCTTCAAGGTTTAAGAGGCCTGCAAGGTCTGCAAGGCATGATAGGTGAACGTGGTTTGCAAGGCATGATGGGTCAAAGAGGGCTTCAAGGTTTGCAAGGTCTGCAAGGCATGATGGGTGAACGTGGCCTGCAAGGACTTCGTGGATTACAAGGACTCCAAGGTTTACAGGGAATGATGGGTCAGCAAGGTCTCCAAGGATTACAAGGTGAAATGGGTCTCCAAGGATTGCAGGGACTTCAAGGTCTGCAAGGGCTTCAAGGTTTACAGGGTTTGATGGGCGCACAGGGTCTGCAAGGCGAACGAGGATTCCGTGGAATCCCCGCACGATTCGGGAGATTTGGTTAATGGCAAAATCCACAAAGAACTGGATTCCTAAAAACCTTAAAAAAGGAGCCTTACGTAAGACGTTAAAGGTGAAAGAAGGTCAAAACATTCCTTTGTCGAAGCTTAAGAAAGCGGCAGAGGGTGGTGGTAAAACAGCTAGACAAGCTCGGCTTGCGTTAACATTTCGGAAAATGAATAAACGCAAATAAATGGATGCGGTCGCTATAGCACAGTATGTTTTTAAAAAACTCGACGATTTTGAGAACCAAGCCGTAGATCTCCTGGCTGGTGGAAATATCAAAACCATTGAAGAATATCGATACGTTATGGGTGAGTTATCAATGCTTCGCACCCTACGTCAGGACTTAAGAGAAGCATTGCAAATGCAAGGAGACGACTTCGATGAGTAATCTGGAACTTCCAGATACCGTCGCGAAACACCCGTCCTTAAAGGACGCATACACAGAACCAGAGAATGTAGTACTGGACCCTTCTTTACTGGATAAATCTCTTCTAGAACGTATGCCCGACCCTGTTGGTTGGCGCCTATTGGTGCTGCCTTACATGGGAAAGGGGGTTACCGATGGCGGTATTGTTTTAACGCAGCAAACAATGGAGCGGGAAAATCTCGCCACCATGGTGGGGTATGTGTTGAAACTTGGCCCCTTAGCTTACCAAGACGATAACAAATTTGCGGGTATCCCTTGGTGCAAAAAGGGCGATTGGGTATTGGTGGGACGTTATGCGGGCGCTCGATTCTCGTTAGAGGATGGAGAAGAAGTACGCATCATCAATGACGATGAAGTGATCGGGACGGTTTTAAATCCCGATGACATTAAATCGGTTTAGGAGGGCATCATGGCAGAAGAATCTTTATCGGAGGCTTTATCCAATCTGAATGATGAGCAGATTGATAAGGCGGCATTGCCTGAGAACAGGCGTGTTGAAGAAGATGTTTCGGAAGAATCAACGTATGTGGAGTTGAGTGAAGAAGAGGCGCAAGACATTGCGCCTGTTACTGACGACTCCATTCAAGAAGATTTTCAACCAAGTCAGGAAGTTCAAGCAGCTGCTGATGAATTGTCAGAAGCTGACAAAAACACCCGTTTGGCTCAGAACCGAATCAATCAAGCGGTTAAGCAAGCGAAAGATTTTCAGCGACGTGAATTGCAGGCGCTTCAATACGCCAAACAATTGATGGAGCAAAATCAGAATCTTTCGAACCAGTTGTCTCAAAGTCAGAGCTCGGCGGTTGAAGATCAACTTAAGGTTCAAGAAAGTTATACCGACGAATTCGAAAATCGTGTAGATGCTCAAGCCGATGCTGCTAAGTCATCTTTGCAGAAAGCTTATGACAGTGGTGATCAGGATGCGTTAGTGGAAGCGCAGCAGTTGCTGGCACGTGCTGAAGCTGACCGCAGTTCGCTGAATCAGTACAAGCAACAGTTGGACGATTATAAAAAGAATCTTGAAGTTTATAACGCCCAGCAACAGGAACTGGCTCAACAAGCGCAGCAGATGCCCCAACAGACCCCCCAACAGAGTCAACAACCTGTTTATAGCGAGCCTTCAGAGAAGGCGAAAAAGTGGGCGACGGACAACGAATGGTTCGGAACGAATAAGGGTTTGACCAACGTTGCGTTCGAAGTTCATCAAGAGTTGGCTCAGAGCGGCATTGACACTGAATCAGACCAATACTATTCTCAACTGGATAATGGGATTAAACAGAAAGTTTCTGAATTAACAAATTCTTTTAATCCTAATACAAACGCAGGAAATGGCAGACAACCCGTCCAAACTGTCGTCTCCACTACGCGCACAACTGGAAATGGACGCAGTCAAAATGATCGTAGGATTGAATTGACTCCAAGTGAACAGCAGTTAGCTCAACGCTTAGGGGTTCCATTCAAAGAATACGCGAAACAGAAAATGAGGTTACAGCAATCATGAGCGAGGAAATTCAAGGAGATGAGAGTACAGCCTCGAGTTCGGGTACTGATCGTAGTTCCCGTAGCGATGATACTCGAGAAGCGACTACTGCTCGTCAACCATGGAAGCCCCCGCAATTGTTGAATGCTCCTGATGCTCCTCCTGGGATGCGGTATCGTTGGATACGTACTCACATCCGTGGAGTAGAGGATCGCACCAACGTTCACATGCGTTTACGTGAAGGTTATGTTCCGGTGAAGCCTGAAGAAGTGCAGGGGTCCGAACTCCCCACCATTACGGAAGGTCAACATGCTGGGACTGTCGGTGTTGGCGGTTTAATTCTGGCGAAAATTCCAGAAGAAACCGTTGAGGAGAGGAATGCTTATTACCATAAGATGACCGATCAACAAATGAATGCGGTAGATAATGACCTTATGAGAGATGAGCACCCGGCGATGCCAATCAGTAGAGAGCGGAAGAGCCAGGTGACTTTTGGCAGCCCTAAGAAGAATTAGTCTTGGGGTTTTTATTTTGATTGTGGTCTAGGAGACATAAGCAATGGCTAATAATGACGCTGCTTTTGGTTTCCGCCCAGTGCGTATGATAGGCGGCTCTTATAACTCTAGCGGTCAATCTGAATATCGTATTACTACGTCTACGGCGTCGTATACGACTAAGATTTACCAAGGAGATATCGTTACTCAGGGTACAACCGGAGTAGTGACTCGTATTGCACGCGCAGATGGCGGAAGTGCCACAAGCGATATCATTGTGGGTGTTTTCAATGGGTGTTTTTATACAGACCCAACGACTAGCACTCCAACCTGGAGCAATTACTGGCCTGGCAACGCTGCCACAGATGCTGTTGGCTTTTTCATTGACGACCCGATGGTTGTTTTTGAAATACAAGCCGACGCAGCATTTCCTGTGACGGATTTGTGGGGTAATTTCGACATCGTTGACCAATCCACTGTGGGTGATACCACTAGTGGGCGCTCCAACGTGGAACTCGATGTCAGTACGGGTGCGACAACGGCAACTTTGCCGATGAAAGCACTCAATATTTCTGGTGATCCAGAGAATTCTGATACGTCAGCAGCAAACACGAACGTGTATGTTGTGATTCAGAATCACCTGTTTGGTCAGAAACAAGTCGGCTTGGCTTAAAGGAGGGTTGAGATATGGCTATTAGTCGCGCACAACTCGCCAAAGAGCTTGAGCCTGGACTCAATGCTCTTTTCGGGATGGAGTACGCTCGGTACGAGAACGAAACTGCGGAGATTTTCGACACAGAAAGTTCTGATCGTGCGTTTGAAGAAGAAGTTCTAATCATTGGTTTTGGTAATGCGGCAGTGAAGACGGAAGGCCAAGGTGTTGACTATGACAGCGCCAACGAAGGCTTTACGGCTCGCTATACGCACGAAACCATTGCGCTGGCTTTCGCTCTGACTGAAGAGGCTGTTGAAGACAACCTGTATGACCGCTTGGGCGCTCGTTACACGAAAGCTCTGGCACGTAGCATGGCACACAGCAAGCAAGTCAAAGGTGCTGCTGTACTAAACAATGCGTTTAGTTCCAGCTACACAGGTGGTGATGGCGTTTCTTTGGTAAATTCTTCGCATCCGCTGGCAGGAGGTGGGACTCTGTCCAATCGCCCCAGCACGTATGTGGATTTGAACGAAACGGCTCTGGAAAGTGCCTTGATCACGATATCGACCTTTACCGATGATCGAAGCATGATCCTTGCTCTGCAAGGTACGAAGCTTGTTGTTCCTCCGCAATCGCAATTCATTGCCGATAGGCTGATTGAATCTCCTGGCCGCCCAGGTACAGCAGACAATGACATCAATGCAGTGCGGAACATGGGGCTTCTCCCACAGGGTTACACAGTTAATCATTTCCTCACGGATACGGACGCATGGTACGTCCTGACTGACTGTCCTGATGGTTTGAAGCACTTTGAGAGAACTCCGATTAGCACCTCAATGGAAGGGGATTTCGATACGGGCAATGTTCGATACAAAGCTCGTGAGAGATACTCTTTCGGATGGAGCAACCCGAGAGCTATCTACGGTTCATCAGGTGGTTGATGTGAAGTGAAAGTGATGGCCTTCGGGCCATCGCTTTATTTCTGGGAAAAACAGCCCTAGCGACTGACCCAGCAGACGCTTACGAAGACTCTAGGGCAAATCCTTTCGTAAGGAGGTAATGAAGTGGCTCAGACTACTTTTTCAGGTCCGGTTCGATCTCTTGGCGGTTTTATCAGCGCAGGCTCGACGAGTTTCGTTAGCTTGACGGCTGATACCACTATTACAGTGGCGGCGCATGCAGGCAAGATATTGCTTTGTAATGATGCCGATGGCGTATTCACGTTGCCTAGCATTGTGACAACCACTCCAACTGATCCTACTGACCCAACCCAAACTAATAACTTGGGGATGACTTTTACATTCGTGGTGGTTACAGCTGCGACGGATATGGACATTAAGACCGATGGCACCGATAAGTTTCTTGGTATGGTGTATACCGGGATTACCACGGCAGCCACAGGTAAGACGTGGGTTTCAGATGTTTCTTCTAACGACGTCATTACGCAAAACGGTTCCACCCAAGGCGGTGTCGCTGGCAGTTATCTACGTATAACGGCAATTGCTAGTGCGAAGTATTTTGTTGAAGGAATGTTGCTTGGTTCTGGAACGATTGCTACACCGTTTGCTGATGCATAATTCTGGAGTGAAATAAGATGCCATCACGAATTGTAGGCGCTGATGTAAAAACAGCGACAGCGACAGCGGATGCTGCTCTTGTGGCACATCCTTGTCGGCTACGTGGACTGATTGTAGCGGGTGGATCTTCTGATGGCTCTGTCATTTTTTATGACAATGCCAGTGCAGCTTCTGGAACGGCTATTTTAACGATTGCTGTTAATGCCAATACCAA